CCAACTTTTGTGCCTGGATGCGAACGAATTGTTCAATCACACTATTCGCAAAATCCTTAAAACTCAACTTACCAGTTTTTACGAAATTAACGATAACATCCTCAATACCGCGTGTGACGGTACTAAACATAGTGCGGGCCTGTTCAGCCGCATTGGTAGCATTTTCAGCATATTGCTTATAGGCCTTTTCCCAACCTATACCAAACTCACGACTCTTATCAATTTGTTCTTGTGTTTGCTTGCCCTGACCATCATAAAATTCACCAATTTGCTTTTTAATTTCAGCAATGCGTTCTGGTTTGATAGGTACCAACTCGCCATCTTTTCTACCTAACTTTAATTGTTCTTCCTGTAGTTTCTGAGCAATGGCCAATTCTTTTTGTAGTCTGATAGCCTCAATAAGTTTTTCATTTTCAGTTGATGTAAGACCAATCAATTCACTCTTGGCAGTGATAGCACTCAGTTGTGCTTGATTAGTAAGACTCAAAGCAAATTGATATGCGGCTTCACTATTACGTATTTCCTGAAGTCCAAGAACACTTTGTTTATTAGTCTTTGTTGCTACTTCAGTTTGTTCTTTAACATATTTAATAGCCTGAGCATTCTGAATCAATTTTGTTTCTGCTGTTGGATCAATACCTAATGTCAATTTAATTTTTTCTGCGTCTTGCTGTAAGGCAATTACTTGTAAGCGGCCTCTTGTTAATACTGCTTCTTGTTGCTGATATAATTCAAGATTGTCAGCACCTAAACCAGTAATACGCAATTGAGTTGCCAACTGGTGATCTGCTTCAATATTTCCTCTGGTGAAGTTTTCTACCAAATGCGAATATTGTAAGTTTGATGCGGCAAGTTGTTCAGCAATTCTTGATTCAAGATTATAAAGTTCTAACTGACCTTTAGCCTGGGCAGCAGAGGTTCTTGCGGCAATTTCCGCTTCACGTTGAGCGGCACCCTCAGGACCTTTAAGTTGTTCATTAGCATTTACTTCAGCAGTAATCTTGGCTATTTCTGCTGCCTGATTTGCGGCAATCTTAATTTTTTCATCACGAGTCATTAATGCTAATTGTAAAGAATAGGCAGCCTCAGCGTCAGCAATACGCTTGGCACTGGCTATTCTGGCCGCCTCACCCAACTTACCAGCAGTCCCGTTCTTATCATCGCCAGTTTGTGTCTTATTATATTCTTCCAGTTCTTTAGCAGTTGGACCACCTTGACCTCCTCTGCCGCCGCCGGCTCGATTGCCTAAGCGTTCCGCACGAGCCTTATCAACCAATGTAGCCACCCCACCCAATCCTGGGACCAAGGCGATTAACTTACCCATTTCTTCCACGCCGGCTGCTAACGTTTCAACCCACCCACCGTTATTGATTGCGTCAGCAAGATTTCCAAATGCTTTAATTAGTTCTCTGTCAATTGTTTCTCTTAATTGTTTAATTTGATCATTGTATTTGTTTATCTGAGCAATCTGAGCATCTGAGAAAGCATCTTTACCTGCTGACACTTTTGTAAAATCAATCTTTGCTGCCTCTTTACCAAATAAAGCCACGGCAAGAGCGGCTCGGGTTGATTTATCCTCTATGCTTGCTAATGCCGCAATAGTTTCCTCAAGTATTACTTGACTATCTCTTATCTTGCCATTGGCATCAACCGTATTAACACCTAATTCTCTAAATGACTTTTTGTAAGCCTCATTGCCATCTGCGGCCTCGCCAATAGCCACACTTAACTTACTGGCAAACTTTTCAAATGTGTCAAGATTACCGCCGGCCTGTACTAAACTTTGTTTAAAATTCAATAACGAACTGGCATTAATACCAGTAGCATCGGCCAAGTCGCTTAAGGCATCTACTGAATTTAAGGTTGTCATTGCTAATCCAGCAATGGCGGCTCCGGCTCCGGCTGCGGCAAAACCTAACGGACCTAACTTGCCAATAATGCCATTTAAAGTATTACCAAATGCTCCACCAACTTGACCAAAACCAGCCACGTCAGTCTTAAGATCATTAATACTTTTCTTAAGTCCATTGATATCATTAGTACCCTCTACTCGGGTCTTGATTACAATTTCTTCCATTGTCTTTGCCATAATTTATTTTCCTAACTCGTTTTTGATATACTGACTAATGTGCTTTTTCGTTGGCTTGGTCATACCCTCTGGGAATTGATTACTCCAACCTTGATCTAATCGTTTAGCATATGGATACGTTGCGTGTATTTCATCACCTTGTAGTCTTGTATTATCCTTAAAAACTTTATAGGCCTCTTGTGCCAGTTTTTTTGGATCTATTACTTTTTGAATCCTATTCAAGCGTTTAACTATTTCACCCGCCATCTTGTGGTTTCCTTATTAGTTTAAGCAATTCTTCCTCGCTTAATTTTGGCATAGTGTTTTTACCCTCTGCCTTATCCTGCTGATATCGTTCCCAAGTCATAGACACATCATAGACCATTAAATCAAATGTTGTGGCACGACTCGACACTTCACTTGGCAGCAGTCCATAGTGTTTGGCCAATGCCCCAATGGTAATCAGTTTAACTGATCCCCAGTCTGTGCTGTCGATGGCTTGGTCTTTGACTTTCCCAAATTTTCATTGATCTTAACCAATGCCGCAAAAACAATATCAATAGGCAACATCTCGTCGGCCTTTATAACTGGCTTACCATCAGCATTAACAATAATCTTTCTCATCAGATCATTTAATTCCTCGCCACTCTTTTCTTGTTGAGCACGATAAAAATCAAAGTACGTGTGTATATCAACACTATCGTACATATAAAATTCAATGGTTTCCCCATACTCCTTGATGATGGCTTCATCATCGAGCGTCATCTTTAGTAAATCCGGTTTCTTTGCTACTTTAGCGATGTCCATATCTTATGTTCCAATCTTATCTTTTAAGTGATGTATAGTGCTTAATAGGAAACGCATTCTTGCGTCTGCCTGCTCCAGGTCTTTGCGAGCACACTTTAATTCTGCTACGGTCTTGGCTGCTTCTGCTTCCATACTCTTGAGAATATCACTGGTGTCTAACTTATCAAATATCATATCTACCTCCTTGGGCGATACTTTATTTAGCCCAAAAGAAAAGAGGACCCTAAGATCCTCTTTTTTCACTTACATCAACTTGTGATTGATTAAGCGATACCAGCCAATGTGTAATCGCCATTAACTTCAACGGTTAGTGGTGATACCCATACTGGACTATCTGCTGACACTTTTGGTGCCAAGGCACTGATAAAACCAGTACCCATAATCAAATAGTTGTCAGGTGTTTGAGTTGTAGTAGCACCCGACGGAGCAACCATAAAGGCCACCTGGATACGTTTATTACTATAACCAAAGATACCGCCTGTAGCGATAGTTGTATTAGTCCCTGGAGTTGTTCCAAAGAATAATGTTGGATCTAACACGAAGTTGCCACTAATGCTATTAGTTGATACCGTTGTGATAACGTTCTCACCTTCTTGGCTCAATGTCTTCCAACGGAATGATCCGTTAGCGTTGTTGATTGTGACATCTTGTAGTCCTGTTAATTCGATCGCACCGCTTACAAGTGTTAAGGCACCTGTGCCAGCATCAACAGCGGAGTAAAAATCACTACCTGTCAATGTTGCGTGTGCCGTGCTATCGTACTTAATCAGAACAAGTTTAACCCAGTTTTGTTGTGTTGTTGCGTTAATATACGCCATTTTTTTGTTCCTTAGTTTATTGTGTAAAATCTATACTCGAAAGTATAGGTGATTACATCTTTTTCTATAGACGAAGTATAATCAAATTCTTTTCTAAAAGCCGTTGTTATACTTGCCAAATCTTTTGCCCCTGCTAATACGGACAATGCTGAATCTAAATCAGTGGGTCTATTTTTAGCATCTACCGACAAGTATCCTTGTACGGTTGTAATAGTTTGACGGATGTCGCTACCATTCAGAATCTGTACCACAGAGTCTTGCTCAGTGGTTGGCTCATCTAAATAAACTCGTTTCTTATTCTGTGAGTACAGAGCGATATCACCTTGACTCCACGGCAACTCACTTGCGGTTTTAATACCACCAGTTAAGTTTGCTGTCAAGTATGTGAGTAATGCTGTTCTCATCGGACACGAACCAAGTTAAGACGGGCCGGAGCCTTTTCAGTAGTCTCTACCGTACCATCACCATCAAAGTCATACCAATCTCCCGATTCTATTAGTTCCTTAAACAAGTCCTCAGACTTTTCCTTATAGTACGCGATCTTTTGGACTTCAGCACTTTCAGGATTAGCAAAGTCGGCTAACTTGGGGAGTATAAAATCTTCCAATGCGTAAAATACGCAAAGGTCAGTAAAGTCAGCGACTCTACTTTTGATTAGTAATGGATTAACGGTGGGGACTAATCGTGGATCATTCTTGAGTGCGGCGTTGCGTTCGAACTGATAGTCCTTCCACCAATCCGTTGCCCTTATGCGTGATAAGATTCTATCACTGGCACGGATTAACGCATCCTCAATAATTAACTCGGTTAGTCCCTCGTTTGCTTCAAATAGACGTTGATCACGATCAAGCACATCTTGATACTCAGCAAAACTCGTAAAAGTTGTTGTGGTAGCGATAAAAGCCATTTCGTGATCTCCTTTAATTTAAATTAAACCAATGTGCTATCAGCAGTGATCTTTACACCGTAAGCATCATACAACTCGCCAACAGCGTAGTGGCAAGAAGCAACAATGTCATCACCTAAGAAAGAAGCACGGCGTTGTGTTTCGATTGTGATATCACCAATCATAGCAAGGCCTAAGGCATCACGGTGGAATACAGCACCAACGTAATCACCAGCAGTACCAGTATCAACCAAGTTGGCTGTTTCATAGACGGGCACGCCAAAAAGCATACCTAAGTAGCCTTGTTTCATTGCGTCGTTTTGGATCATACCAGCACCTGGGTTAGCAAAACTATTTGTCAAGTTTGCTTTCAAGTCGTAAGCAACATATGGGTTAAGAACGATAGCGAGATCATTGCTTGGAACACCAGTACCACGCAATTTAGCAACTGCGGTAGCAACGGTAGCGGCACTTAGCGTTGTAGCGGCATCACCGGCACCAACTGAGAAGCCTGAGAACAAGGCCAGCAAGTCTTTGTCCATCTTGGCTGCGATTGCTTCGCCGAATAGACGACCCATATCAGCAACTACATTTGACGCTGATGCTGTACGAGCCAAGTCGGTGACTAAAGTACGGATAGCGTTTGTAGCAACGGTTAATGTTGCTGTGTTTGTGCTAACTTCTGTGTTGCTTACTTCATCACCTTCTGTGACAGCGGCAGCAGTTTGCTTTGGATAAATCGGTACATTGACCGTTTTGCCTTGACCTGGGGCCAAAGAGTAATTACGAACGAGCCCACGCATAATGCTCTGTTCTTGTGCGACGAACATTGCTTCTTGAATGATACTCGGCAATAAGTCGTTTAATGTTGTGGTAGTTGAACCAGCCATTTTGATATTCCTTTAAGTTATTGGATAATGCCAGAAGTTTTTCTAAACTCGGCATATATTTTTCTATGCTCAGGATTTTTCATATCGAGTTTTGATACATCAAGTTTTCCTGAATTCGCACTTACGTTGCTACGGCTACTCGTTGTTGAGGGTGTCGCTTGAACGAAATGTGGATTCTCTTGTAGCCAATTTTGTACATAAGAATCAACGGATAATAGACGACCTGCGTCATCATAGCGAACTTTACCTTCCGAGTCCAAGACTTCTACTTCCCCATCAGTGCTGAGTCTTACATTATTTCTAATTAAGGCTTTAACCTGATCTGGATTTACAGCACGATGTCTTGCTGCCGCATCAAGCAAGGGTGAATTCAATTTGAACTCCTCAATGATACGATCTCGTTTCTGAATTTCAGTGTCTCTCTGAGACAACTTTTCCTGTAATACTTTTTCAAATTCACCACGCTTTAATGCCTGTTCTTGCTCGCGTTTTTGATGCTGGCTAAGAACTTCACGGATGTGATCTGGATCACCTAAGTCATCGTATTTTGACGAGAACTTTTTCTCTAATTGAGATTTTGTTCTTGCCATCAACGCATTAACTTCATCTTGCGTAAATGTCTTTGTTGCCTGAGTTGTTTCAGCGTTTGTGCTGGAAGCCTCAGTTGCTTCTGTTGTGCCAATGTTTGTATCGGTCATTGTACCTCGCCTCTTTTGGAGTATGTTAAATAGGGGCTTCTTACCCCAGTATTCTATTTAGCCTCAGTTGCTTCGTGCGGCATCTGCTCCAGCCGCTATGATATCTGCTAAGGTGATTTCAGGATGGATTGCCAAGATCTCATCATTGGTGTATCCTTCCATCAGCATACCCTGAATATGCTGACTACGGTTTTCTGGGGTAGTAGTGGGATGATCCTCTTCTACTACGCCTAATTCTGCTTCTAAAGTTTCAATGTCAAGTATTTCAGCAATACGACGATCTACTTCAGTTTGGATTGCTGGGTTAGTGCTTAGTGTTTTCATCTTAGCCAGTTGATCTAACTCATTGTCAATGTTGTGTAAGGCAAAGTTATCTGGATAATCAATCTCGCCTGTCCATTCTAATCCAAGATAGGCACAGACTTCTTGCCAAATCATTTCCTCACATAATTCCAAATTATCAGCAATACTGCTTAAACGGGCATTTAAAAGTTGGAACTCTGTAGCAATTGCGAGGCCGGACATCTCACGTGTTGCTGTAGCACGAACTGAGCCAACGTTGCCCATAGCATCAATCATTTTCTTACGGTGATCAATGCTGTCATAGATACTACTGATCTGACCACCTTGGAATTGTAGCACGTAAGGTTTAAGTTGAGGGTCAAGTGTTTCCGGCATTGTAATGATCTGACCTGCTGAAGCACCACCAATATTTGTATCACTTGTGGCAACTAAACTTGGGTGGCTATCCAGTCTCACACTATCGTAAATTTCTGACAACTCATTAGCAATCATCAGTTGCTGATCAGCAATATCATTGATCATACTAACACCTAAGCCACGTACTGGACTGCGTTCAGCATACACACAGATAAACGGCAAGCGGCCAATACCATTTGGCTCAACTACGATATCATCAAGTTCATTCTTTGTAGTATTAACCGTGTATGTTGTAATACTCTCTGTGGTCCATTCTTTGATCACGGTTTGTGTATCATTGGCTTCTTCTACATACTTGATGTATTCAAGACGATAACTTCCATTAATCTGTTTGGCCCACTTCCAGTCAGTGACTACCAAGGGAGTATAAACAGATAGATACGGTCTAACATTACTGGCTAATTCATCTGCTAATGTACGAGCATCAGTTTGTGGTTTCGCAACGCACACCCAACAATGGCCAAAAACACTACTCCAAATGGCGATATCTTTCATAAACGCATTCATATCGCGACCATCAAGATCAGCATCTTCCAGCATTGCTTCTAAGGCTGGGTTAATTTCAAAAGCGTCCCAATCACGTTGTGGGCTTTCACGAAATAGGAAACTGATGTAAAGACTAATAAGACTCTTACACTGATTATCTAATGGTGTAGTTTTGAGTCTTTGTGCGTACTCTTTATCGCTTTCTAACTGGTAGCGAGTAAGATAAGCACCGCGACGGAAATCATCGCCGCCATTATAACTATCTAAGAGAAACTGCCAGCGATCACGCTGACGGTTGTATAATTGGTTAGTAGCAACGGCACGTTGGTACGCTTGCTGTAGTGTGGTTTCAGCCATAGGTTAAGGCTCCTTTATTATTCATCTTTATTTACCTGAGAGCGTGTCCAAATCGCTGTGGTGCTCTCACTTCTACTGGCTTTGTAATTGGATATAGGAACTGAACCATATAGGTCAAGGCATCGCAACCGTGGTCCCATCCTGAGTTCTTATCTGGAATCATTGTTTCTTCCTTGTATGCCCAATTTTTCAAGCATTGGATTGTTTTCTTACAACTGGGGTCAATTGTAAATCGTGTAGTACCATCTGGTCTCTTAAAGAATAAACTATTACCTGAGTTTATTCTATCTCTTACTAAAGGGTGAGCACGATGATAGCGTGTAGTAAAGCCAGCGATCTCTAACAGCCTAATGTCTGTATTATTTCCCGCTGACGATTTTCTTTGGACACCGGCTGGGTCGGGCCAAACCGTAATAGGATTGCGTGGATAACGACTTCTTATCTCATCAATCATTTCAGTAGTGTTTGAGTTTTCAATGTATATCTCATCGTATATCTCAAGTCCAGTTTTAGTTTGGCGGCCAATAACAGCACTCATAGGGCTTACGTTAAAGTCCATACCAATATAAACGGGTTCAGTTTCTGTTGGCTTACGCACTTCTTGGACATTATGATCACCAAACTCATTAAAGATAACGCCAGCAAAGTTTTCCCACGACGCTTCATACTCTTGACGAAATACTTTTGGTGATAGGTCCTCACGGGCTTGAGCAATTTCTTCCTCATCAACGAAACCACCCTCGGCTGTTGTGTATGTAAAACTTGCCCAGTTTTTCTTAGTAAGGTAATTGTTATACAGATCACGAGCGGCTTGATTACCTGCTTTTGGAGTACCAATAAAGAGTCCGTGCCCTTTCTTATCTGCCAATGATGGACGTATAATCTGACTCCATATCTCATTGATATCTATATCGCAGAACTCGTCTATAACAATAAAGTTAAGACTTTCACCACGCAAGTTATCACCTTGCTCTGCTGACTTCAGACATATCTGACTGCCATTAATTAAGTCAATACGCAGTTCGCTTTCATTAGTACTGGCCACCCAATTTAAGCCTTGTAGTTTTTTCTTTAACTTATTCCATACAAGGCTCTTTGCTTGTTGTCGTGAGCCAGTAAGATACCATACTACACTATCAGGCTGGCTGGCATAGCGACACAATTCACGCATAGCAAGGTGAGTTTTGCCACCACGGCGACCAGCAACTACACATCGCCATCGAGTTTCACAATTGGCTATCTCTTTTTGCTTACTACTTAAAGGCATTAGCGAGCCAGCGTATCGTTAATGTAATCAGCCAAGGTAGCCAATTCTGTTGGAGCCAAAAATAAACTCTGATAGCGATGCTCCCAGTGCCCTCGATCAAAATTTGACCTGGTAATCTTGACTTCGATTTGTTCAGGATCAAGCCATTGTACTGCTACATCTAACTTATAACATTCATTACTCTGTATCAACATCGATTTCATCCCCTATAATATCTAAATCAGCATCATCACTCCACGGTAGCACTTCTTTGCCCTGGGCCTGCGGTGATTCTTGCTGTCCCAAAATATTCTTACCCAGCCAAATAAGCATAGTAGCGTTGCCGCCCAAGGCCAATTTAATCTGAGCACGTCTAAGTGCTTGTTTAGTTTCGCTACGCCCTTTTGCCACAAGATCGCTAAAATTATATTTTAGTGTGTTGGCTGGTACTCCAAAGAAGTCGCTCATTTCTTCCCACGAGCACCAATATTTGGCTAACTTTTCAACTTCCTCAGGTACTATAACACGACGGTTTTCACCACGACCAACTACTAATCCCTCACGCACTTCTGTGCCAGTCTTTGGATTTTCTCTATTATGATATTCAACTGCCATTTACTGGGCTCCTTTTGTATTTCTCATCCAATAGTTGCGGTACCGTATGACGCCAACTAACACGATGATGTAATCTACTATTCTTTCTATCTTTTAATACACCAACACATACACTACTGGGTTGATATATTACGGTGTAAAAACTCTTTACATAAGTTCCACTATCCAAGTACAACTCAGTCATACCACCCTTATTACTTTGTGTTTGCTTTTGTTGTAAGGACACGGTCATAATAGTAAGAAATAATCCACCA